GTCTTCAAGATGAAGCTCGTCTGGCAGACATTGGTGACAAGCTGATGGCTGAAGAAGAAGCCATGGCGCAAGACAAGTATGATCGAGCCCGTGCTGAATCAGAAGCTGAACTGCGTTATGCTGGTAAGTTCAAGTCCGCTGAGGATCTTGAGAAGGCATACAAAGAACTTGAAAAGAAACTAGGGCAGAAGGAAGAGCCTACTCAAGAAGAGGGTGAAGATACCCCCGATGAGGGTACTGAATCATCTGATGAAGGTGAGGTTGTTTCTGAAACTGCTAAGTTTATTCAAGAGGCTTCTGAGGAATACTTCAGTAACTCCAATCAGCTCAAACCAGAAACCGTTCAAAAGCTCAAGGAGTTGCCGTCTGAGCAACTGATTGATGCTTACCTTGAACTTCAAAAGAACGCCACCCTTTCCCAACAGGAATTGTCTGACGCTGATGCCAAGTCAATCCTTGCTTCGGTTGGTGGTGAAGAATCCTACAATGAAACCCTTGCCTGGGCAGCAGATAACCTGCGTCCCGATGAGGTGGCTGCTTTTGATAATGTTGTCAACAGTGGCAACAAGGATGCTATCTTCTTTGCAGTTCAAGCCTTGAATCAGCGGTATCGTGATGCTGTCGGGTTTGAAGGCAAGCGAGTGTCTGGTAAGTCTGTTAAGAACACCACCAAGGCATTCCGTAGTCAAGCCGAACTGGCACGGGCTATCTCCGATCCTCGTTATCGTGATGACCCTGCTTATCGTATTGACATCGAACAACGTCTGGCTGCAAGCGGCGATCTGATTTAAACACAGATTGTGGGGACTGCAATGTCCCCCTGCCTATTGAGGATGGGATAACCTCGTTAAAAACCCAGTCTAGACTGGAGCTATAGCCCACTGCGGTGGATAACTGTGGCAACGGACAAACCACAACTGAATATATTTTTTCTATCATTCCAAAGATCTTTGGGAACTAAGTAAACCTTTCTTCCCTTTAAAACTGTGACTGCAACTCTTACTCAACTTGGTCAGTCTAACAAGGCTGGCGACAAGAAGGCTCTGTTTCTGAAGCTCTTCACCGGTGAGGTCTATGAGGCCTTCCGTAATGCTACCATTGCTAAGGGTCTGGTGATGAACCGCACCCTGCGTAACGGCAAGGAAGCTCAATTCATCCACACCGGTCGTGTGACGGCTGGCTACCACACCCCTGGTTCGGCTATCCTCGGTAGCGGCAACCCCCCGGTTGCTGAGACCACCATTGCGATGGACGACCTGCTGGTGGCCTCTGCGTTCATCTATGACCTGGATGAGACCCTGGCCCAGTATGACATCCGTGGCCCTATTGCCCGTCAGATCGGCCAAAGCCTGGCTGAGTTCTATGACCGCCGCGTCTTCCGTGTGCTGGATCGTGCCTCTGGCCTGACTGCTGCCGTGACTGGTGAGCCTGGTGGTTTCCGTGTGAACCTGGGTGCCAACAAGGAGTATGACGCTCAAGCCCTGGTGGACGGTTTCTTCGAAGCTGCTGCCCGCCTGGACGAGATCGCTGCCCCCAAAGAAGGCCGTGTGGCCGTGCTGGCTCCTCGTCAGTACTATGCCCTGATCAGCCAGGTGGACACCAACATCCTGAACCGCGAATACGGCAACAGCCAGGGCAACCTGAACAGCGGTGAAGGTCTCTATGAGATCGCTGGTATCAAGATCTACAAGTCGAACAACATCCCCTTCCTGGGCAAGTATGGTTCGGCTGCCGGTACCGCCATTGATGCGACTGCTGTGACTGGTGAAAACAACAACTACGGTATCGCTACCGACTTCACCAACAGCTGCGGCCTGATCTTCCACCGTGATGCTGCTGGCGTTGTGGAGGCCATTGGTCCTTCCGTCCAGACCACCGGTGCTGACACCAAGGTGATCTATCAAGGCGATGTGATCGTGGGCCGTCTGGCTTACGGTGCTGGTGCTGTGCGCGTTTCCTGCGCTGGTGCTTTCCGTAACGTGGCCTGATCCTAGCCAAAATTAGGTTTAATAAGGGGTTAGCCTATTAAAGGTTAGCCCCTCTTTTTTTCATGTCCTGTCCGATAACATGACGACTCAACTCCAAGCTATTAACCAGATGCTGAGTGGCATCGGGCAGGCCCCGGTGGTAAGCCTTGATGTCGCTAACCCCGAAATCGCTATTGCATCTTCCGTATTGGATGCTGTTGATAGGGAAGTTCAAGGAGAAGGCTGGCACTTCAACACTGAGGTGGCCTATCCTTTTACTGCTGATACGAATGGTAACATCTTTGTTCCCACTAACGCTCTTCAGCTTTCGGATAATAAATATGCAAACAATCAGAAATACCAGACGGTATTGCGGGATGGCAAGCTTTATGATAAAGTGAACCATACCTATACGTTTACTGCCGGAGCAACGATTAAATGTGATGTAGTGTGGAAGTTTGATTTCGAAGATCTTCCCCAAGTCTTTAAGGATTACATCATCCAACGCTCTACCCGTGTCTTTGCTGGACGTGTTCTTGGTTCCCAGGAAATGGTAACCTTCAACGCTCAAGATGAGGCACTGCTTCGTTCCAACTGCTTGGCCTATGATACCAGCAGTTCGGATGTTAGTATCTTTGGTCAGGAAACTGGTCAAAACTTCTACATTAGTTACACTCCTTTCCGCGCTATCGCTCGATAAATCATGGCTGCTATCTCACAAAGAACTATTGGCCTGGTTGGTGGGGTATCGCAACAGCCGGACTCTCTGATGCTTCCAGGCCAGCTAAGAGAGTGTGATAACTATTACCCTGACCCAACGTTTGGTCTTATTAAAAGGCCAGGCGCACAGCTTATTCGTCGCATCGACAACTCTCTTTCTGGGGGTAGTTGGTTCTTTATTTGTAAGGGGCTTGACGAAAAGCTTCTTCTTCAGATTACCAACAATGGTGTTGTTCGTTTGTGGGATGCTCAAAGCGGCATTCAACAGACTGTTAATACCTTGTCTGGTACGGCAACAACCTATGCTACTCATGTAAAGAGTTCTGATCTTGAGGTTCTTCAGATCAACGATTACATCTTTGTGCTTAACAGAGGTGTTGTTGTTCAGGATGTTGCTACGACCTCTGCAACCCAGAACCCCTTCGGTTATGTAACTCTTACAACGGTTGCATACGATACGACCTACCGTGTGGTTATTGACGGTACTGCTTTTACCTACAATACCCCAACCACGTCTGGTTCTAACCTTAACGCCAACACCATCATCAGCGGTCTGGTAACTGCTATCAATGCTAACCCAGCCTTTGTTGCTACTGGCATTGCAAACTACATCCACATCCGCAGAGCCAACAACGCAGACTTTAGCCTGGAAGCTACTGGTAGTATTTCTGGTACTGGTCTTGTTGCTTATAAAGGCACGGTGACTGGTGTTGAATCATTGCCTAGTCAGTTTCTTAATGGTTTGGTTATCCAGGTTGCAGGTGATTCTGGAACCAACGGAGACGACTATTACGTTAAATTTGAAACCAGTAATGGCAGCGGACAAGGGGCTGGCACCTGGGTGGAAACGATTAAGCCAGGAGAAGTTCTGGGTCTTAATCCAACCACGATGCCTCATGCGTTGATTCGTGAAGCAAACGGAACGTATACCTTCCGTGAACTGAGTGCAGCAGCTGCAGCTTCTTATGTGCTTTCTACAACCGTAACTGGTATTCCAACCGCAGTCAGTGTCACGTCTGTTGGTACGGCTCGGTGGAACATTGGACAGTCCTTTCCTGTCTATGGTGGCAGTGGCATCAACCTTCGGCTTCAGGTAACCAGCGTCAATGCTCAAAAGCAGATCACTGGCATTCGAATCATTCGAGCTGGTCAAGGATACACAGCCACAAACGTTGTGTCCAACAACCAAGGAGATACCTTTACGATTACTTCTGTTGGATCTGCTACGATTTCTGGCAGCACCTGGGCGACGCAATACTGGTCACAGAGAACAGTTGGTGACATAGATTCTTCCCCAAGCCCTTCGTTTGTGGGTAGTACCATTTCTGGTATTTCCTTCTTTAAAAACCGTTTGGTTTTGATGAGCGAAGAAAACATCGTCTGTTCACAAGCCGGTGCCTTCCTAGCCTTCTACCCCTCAACGGTTGTTACTGTTGTTGATAGTGACCCTATTGACATCTCTGCTGGTTCTACCACCAGGGTTGAATTTAGGTATGCCCTTCAACAGTCTAATGGTTTGCTGGTCTTTGCAGACAATGCCCAGTATATCCTTCAGACGCGCTCAGAAGCCTTCTCTCCAGCAACCGCAGAACTTAACCTGATCTCTAGCTTCAGTCATACTACTGAGGTTAAACCTTTGGATCTTGGTAGTACTATTGTGGTGGTTGAAGAGAACGAAACATCCGTTGCTGTTAACGAGCTTACTATTAACATTGATTCCAACCCACTCAAGAAGGAACTAAGCAAACTAATTCCTGCTTACATTCCGAATGGAATCAACCTTGTTACCAATACGCTGAGTGCTTCGCTATTTGGTTTCACGTCTGTTCAAGACCCAGAAAGCATTTACTTGTTTAGGTATTACACTCAAGACCAGGAACGCCTTATTGCTTCTTGGTTTAAGTGGACCTTCCCTGCGCCGGTATTGCTTGTTGAGTTCCATGAGGATGAAGTCTTCATTGTTCTTCAAGGCGACACCCAGCCAGTGCTTTGTCGGATGGAGCTGTTGACAGAAACCCCAGGTGGTGCTATCTTCTTTGAGGATAAGTATGTTGACCTTCGTATGGACTTGTTTGATTACAACCCAGCAAAGGCCTATGATTCTGTCAATGATGAAACCAAGATCTTCTTTGACGAAGGGGCAAACATAGCCTCAGCACAACCCTGTGTTGTTAAGATCAGTCCCAACGATAACTCCTACGTTGAATACCCTACCCTCCAATACAATGCTGCAGCTCCTGCTGGACAGAAGTATTATGTGACGGTAGACGGTAATCAAACAACGGAACAGTTTGCACTTGGTTATCAGATTACTTCAACAGCACGGTTCCCTGGATTCTATGTCAAGAGGGACAAGGTGGCTGATGAGATGAACATTCCTATTGTTCACCGTGTTCGCTTTTATAGCCATGAGTCAGGTCCATTCGAAGCGTCTTTGGATGTTCCTGGTCGGGCTACCTTTAACATTACCTTACCACAGATTACCGCTAACCAAAACCAATTCAACGAAGCACCTATGCTAAGGACTGCTGAGAACATCGTTCCCATTATGGCGAAGGGTAAGGATGTAGACCTTAGTATTATTTGCAGTGCTCCATTTCCCCTGGCTCTGGTTACCATGACGTGGGAAGGCACCTACAACAACAAAGGCATTAAAGCCGTATGATCCACGAAATCCGTCCAGCCACAATTGAAGATTCTATCTATTTGGCTGAGCACCTTCAGGCGGACGATCTTAACGAAATTCTCGGGTGGGGCCACAATCCACACAAGGTTCTACCCGAGTCCTTTTCTCAGCTTGAAAACCCCATAAGTTTTTTCATACGGGGTGAGCTGTGTGGGATGGCGGGGGTATCCAGAACCGATGCCCACTGCGGAGCGATTTGGATGTTAACAACAGATCATGTCCGCCCCTATCCAAAACTCTTTTTTAAGGAGGCTAAAAAATGGGTCGATCAACAAACCTCCTATGCTGTGCTTCATAACATAGCTGATCCGCGTAACCGAATGCACATGAAGCTTCTT